AAATTAAGAACTTAGGAGAAAAAGAAGAATCAATAATAGAGGAAAAAGTTATACCATCTAAAGGTATTTTTAAGTTTTTAGGTAACTTTTAATAAATTACTTTTTGCTAAAGTAATGTATTGTTTATAAGAACAGTGCGGAGCCATAAGTGGCTCCTTCGTATCTCAGACGGCTCTAAAGGGCGCTTGGGCGTATGTGATACGCCCGTCTGTCGGCGGAACCGATATAAAAGGACCTACACCCCGGGAACTATTTCATAGTTCACCGTTCCCGGGGTTCGGTAGCGAGAATTCGCACCAAGGTATTAGCAACTTGGTGTGCGAGCGTAGCGAGCACCCCCTCTAATTATCTTCATAATCAAATATAGAATCAAATTGAAGTGACACAGCAGTAGTTAGAGTATCCGGCCCTGAGCCGTCCATATGAACGTAACCACATAACATGACAGGGTTATACTGAGTAGGAGTTAAACCTGAATCAACTGAGCTATCGTATTTTAATAACTTGTTTTTCATCTGCAATCTTTTAGTAAAAAATTTAACAGAATTACCTGTAGTAGCAGTGCCTGCTACATTTACATATGCTGAATCCAAATAAAAAATCTTATCATAATATTTTGTAACCGCGTCAGTATTTACGGGAGCCCATAAATCAGACATTACACCTGTGAATGCGGTAGATGTCCCTCCCTTCTTTAAAAGAGTTGAGAGCCAAGTAGGAGAAGCTGTAACAGCACCAAGTGAACCAAACATTTTAGGTTGGACTATAAATAGTCTGACTGCGATACGAGAGTTGGAATATTGAGTTGTGGAAGTAGGAATCTGAAGAGCACCTTTTACTACGAGGCGTTGGCCTCGTATTTGATCTCCGACGCGTGCGTTGTCTGCAACTGCGCCGGAAATGTTTGGCAATATCTGCAACATTTCTCCTATCACAGAGATACCGCTATTAAAATATACGGGAGGGAAGGAAGTAAAGGCCTGCTTAGATTCGGACTGCTTGTGAATAATAGACATCACTTTCTTCGTAAAGGATTTTGAAGGTTTAGCGACGCGAGCCCGTCTGGGCCGTCGACTGGGGTTTTTTGACCTTGGCATTTATATAATCCCTAAAGATTTGTTTTTGACAAGTAGTTATTTTAGGAGTATTTAAAAAGATATTGATACTTTATAGAAATGTCAAGAAGTGTGCCAAAGTGTTCCAAGGAAGAGAATGGTAATATAGAACATTCTCTTCCTATTCCTAAAGCTAATCCTATCTATAAATATGACTTTTGCTTAAACAACTACTCAGAAATCGAAGTGTGCCAGATAAAAGAAACAATCAGTAAGATCTGTAAAAAAGGAGGATTCGGCTACGAAGTAGGTGAATCGGGGACCCCTCATTTACAAGGATACCTTTCCCTTATCGTAAAGGAAAGGATAACAGGTTTACTAAAACATACAGGCTTTTCGAGAGCCTCTTTCAGACCATGTAGAAACGAACCTGCCCTAATTGCATATATACAGAAGGAAGGAACAAGTTGGCTTTGGGGTTTTCCCAAGCCTATAAACATTATAACGAATTTATATCAATGGCAAAAAGATGCTGAAGCACTCCTAACGGCAACTATTATAGATGACAGAACTGTAAACTGGTGGTATGACGTAAACGGGAACATAGGTAAGTCTGCTTTTGCAAAGTATATGGTTGTTAAGCATAAAGCATTGTATTGTAGCTCAGGTAAGTATGCTGACCTGATAAACCTTGTATTTAACTGTAATATGGATGAATGTCGATGTATCATTTTCGACATACCAAGAAATCAAGGCAACAATGTTTCTTATAGTGCAATCGAAAGCATTAAAAATGGTTTAATATGCAACACAAAATTCGAAACAGGAACAAAGGTTTTTAACAGTCCTCACATTTTAATTCTATCAAACAGCCCTCCAGACATCGAATGCTTATCTGTAGACCGTTGGCAAATTAAGAACTTAGGAGAAAAAGAAGAATCAATAATAGAGGAAAAAGTTATACC